CGATGTAGTCGGTCGCATCCGACAAGGTGAAATTCACCTGACGGCTCGTGAACGAAGCGGTCGAGGACGTGGCGGACCACTTAAACCGCCCAACGGAATTCCCGTCCGGTCCAATCACTTCGAAGTCTCCGCCGTCGGCCACGACCACGCGGTTGATGACCTGATAGCGACCTGGCTTGGCATCTGGACCCAGGGACAGCGCCGTCATCACGCCGGTGCCAGTGCCGCCGATCACGGTCGGCGCCGTGGTATCGACGACAATGGTGAATACGTCACCGACGACATAATCCGACGAGCCGTCATTGAGGGTGAAGTTGATATGTCGAGAGGTATAGGCCACGGCCACCGTCGCATTCGGGAGCGCTTTTCCACTCGGCGTGGTCACGGAGAAGGTCCCGGCATTGGCCGCCGCGGTAATGCACGTCAGCACATAATTCCCCTTCTCGATCTCCGGACCGGCGAAGACGCCACTGATCGTGCCGTTGCCGGTCCCGACGACGGTCGGAATGGAGGCGCGGCCGATCCCGAGCTTGACCCGTCCCAGGACGGCGCCGGCCGATAGATTCTGCCCGGAGAGCAGGGTCAACTTTCCGCGCGACCGTCCGCCCTCGGCTTCAGACACGAGAAATTCACCGGGATGTTGTCCTTCGGTCAGGCTCATGACTAAATCCTCCTCTGTGATGCGCCACGCAGGCGCCCATAGACGGCAGCCGTATCAAAGGCCGGTCGCCGCGTCGCTGTGGTCGTCGGTAGAATGTGTGATGTGATGACCTGCTCTTCTTTTTGCGTCCGCAACCGCAGGAGCTCCGCGCCCGCCTGCTCGGTCGTGAAACCCTGTTCGAGAAAGCGCACTATCGAGTCGGGATGTCCCGCCAACTGACAGAGCTTGGCGATCTGGATAAACCGGTCTTGGACACCTTTCACGACCGCCTGGATATCCTGGCGATCCTGCGTCGCACGCACCGCTTGGGCCCGCTCCCGGAGCAGTCCCGTCAGAGCGCTGCTGATCGTGCCGATATCATCGGCGAACCCCACCGCCACGGCTTGCTCGCCACTAAAGAGGCCAGCCTCGGTCTTTCGAACCGCGTCTACGCTCATCTTTCGATTGCGGGCCACCGTTTCGGTGAATAGGCTATAGATGCGATCCACCTCTGCTTTGATCACGGCCTGAGCGTCGGGCGAGAGCGGGGCGTGTGGATCGCCGTCAGTCTTTCGCGCCCCCGCCGCGATTGTCGTGAACTTGAAGCCTTCCTTCGCATCGAACCCCGACATGTCCATATGGACCGCGAGAACGCCCACAGATCCGACCATGCCGGTGCGCGGAATAAGGACGCTGTCAGCCGCACTGGCGATAGCGTAGGCGGCCGACGCCGCGAGCTCATTAGCTACGGCCACAATTGGCTTCGTCCCACGGGCTTGAAAGATGGCGTCCGCCAGATCGAGCATTCCATTGACCTCACCGCCAGGACTGTCGATATCCAAAATAATGGCGCTGATCGACGGGTCGTTCAGCGAGCTAAGAAAACTCGCCTGGATCTCGTCATACGTCAGATCGCTGGTGGAATCTCCCGGCATGGCGCGCTTCACGAGCGTGCCGACGACGGGGATGATCGCAATCCCATCGATGGATGGAGGCTTGTCGTGAGAGGACGTCGCAGAGTCCACAGGTCCCATATCCAGTCCGAGAAACCGCGGCCCGACGATCGTCAACATCGTTTGCAACTTGGCCGGCATTACCGCCAGCGGTACGCCAAAGATTCTGGCGGCCAGATGTGGGAGACAGGCCGTCCGACCCACGCGGGCCACCGCTGTCGCCGGCGGCGTCACCTCGGTCGGTTTATCCGTTTCCACCGGAGTGGAAGCAGGCGCGGCATCCGGATCCGGCTGCGCAAGGCCGTGGGTGCCATCCTGGTCGGTCGGCTCCTTAGCTGGCGTCTTAGACATGGTGGCTCCTTTATTCTTTCTCCGGTGCCGTCACCGGACGTCGGCTGACCGTCGAGGTCGGATCCTTGGCGCCCTTGCGCGGATCGGAATCGAAGACCAGGTTCAGCCGATCGGCCCGGGCGTTATCCGCCGCAATCGTTTCGTCGACGAGTTCGGCGTCCTCCCCGAGTTCGGCAATCACTTGCGACCGGCTCTTGAGGCCGGCGCGCATGGCAATCAGCGAGGCCTCCACTTCCTTCAGCGGATCGACCCATTGCCAGCCCTGGCCGATCCAGATCGCCCGGCTGGATGCGCGTCGATCCTCGAGGAAGGGGCGTGGATCAATGACGCCGGCGAGCACACCCAACATGAGCCAGCGCTCCCAGATCTGGCGGTTCAGCTTGTAGACCAGAATGTTGTCGATGAACATTTCGCATCGTCGTCGGAATTCGACGATGCCGGCGCGAATGCTCGAATAGTTCACCCCGCTGAGGTCCCCCGTCATGTTGGCGACCGGGACATTCATGCCGGCGGCTGATCCACGGAGTTGATGATTAATAAAATCTTGCTCGCCGTTGATGAGCGGAGGAGTGGCAAAGGTAATTTCTTGGCCAGGTAGTAGGGCCTGCAGAATGCCAGGCTCCAGGCCGGCTACCGCCAGACCATTCTCGTCGGTATCGGCCGCGCCAAGGACGCCTCCAAGATCCGCGGCCGGTGAGGTGATGAAGCCCGCGAACAGCGCGGCCGTCTGCTGCTTCACCAAGACTGCATCGTCATACTTGTCAAGTTCGTGCAATCGGATGAGGACGCGAGCCATCCACGGCTCCCCACGAATTTGCCCAGGGCGAAGCGGGCGATAAATGTGCAGCACATTTTCGGCCGGGACTGGCACAGGCACGTTCACGAGACCGAATGGGCTGGTTTGATTCCAGAGGAATTCGCCGGGGTGATTGCGATACATCCAATACGCCACCCGCCGGCCAATCTGATCAAACTCGATTCCCGAGCGAACGATGTTCCCGTTCGGCAGGGTCATATTCCAATTCGAGGGGACATGTTCCGCTTCCAGGACCTGGAGCTGCAGCGGCACGTGGAAGCCATCCTCTGGACGACGTTCACGAAAGCGCACAAAACATTCGCCACCTTCCACGAGCGATCGGCAGATGAGTGACTGCAGCCCATAAAAATCAGTGGCGTCGTCAGCATCCGCCTCATCCACCCAGTACGACCAGGCTTCATGGATCTGCGTACGCAGTGCGAGATCCTTCGCGCGGGACTGGGGCTTGATGCCAGTCCCCACACAATTCGAGACGAAGGATTCGACGCCAGAGAAGGCCCAGGGATTCTGCCGGAGCAGATCGCGGGAGCGACGACGGAGGACGTCGGCATCGAACGCGAGAATCGCATTGGGCCCGGCACTCGAGGCCTGCCAAGTCTTGGAGCGTCGGCCATTGCCGGCCGCGTCATAGGCGGTCCCACGGAGCGTGACCGGACGTCGAGTACCTTTGGCGACTCCGGTGGCTTTCCGCGTCGTCGGCCGGGTGATCTTGCGGCCAGTCTTCTTTTGCGGTTTGACTTTCGTGGGCATTAAAAGCCCTTCGCCGAGGTCACCCGGAACTGTCGGGGACTCGGCGTGCCCGCCTGACTATTCAGGTCGCGATTGACCTCGTCGAGCGCTTTCTTGATTTCATCGATCGAGCGGTAGGTGACGCGTTTGCCGTCGTATTCGACGGTCATCGCGCCGCTGGTCAGGGCCGCCTGCAGGGCGGCACGTTGCGTCTCGGTGTAGGGGGCCACGGATCCTCGCGCGCGCCAAAGTGAAGACGTCGCGATAAGGATGCGGCAGGATTTAAGATTTGAACAGTGACGTTCTGTGACGAACTGTTACGTTCTGTGCAAATATTTTTCGAGTGACTCGCGGGTAATACGGAGCTTGCCGCTGGGGCTGGGTGCTAATTCTAGATAGCCTTTATCAATCCATTCGCGAACAGTGTTCCGATGAAGCTCCAAATAGTAGGCCGCTTCTCCCGTCCGAAAAAACTCTTTGTTTTTCGGCAGCGTTTTCAAGTCAGAGTACATGCCCTAGGGTTCTGATCCGGTTGAGGGGCGGATTGTACTTATCGATATATGCGAGCTCCATAGCCTCTAATTCCTCTTTGGGACACGAAATGAAGGCAACAGACACGAATTGCTTGTCTTGGCAGTGTTGGCCAAGCCTGCTAAGGAGATTCACGGTCTGACCGACATAGACGACTTCACTATCCTGGTTGAACAGCAGATAGATCAGTCCCGGTCTTCGATGCTATCCTGTTCCGCCATGGTTTTTACCCCACGAACGGACTGGGAATCCGGCGCGGCGCCGACGGCTGTTTCTCATTCGAGGGCTCGCCGCCCGCCTTTGTTCCCACTGGACCCGCCAGTTTTTTCCAGTTCGGATTCAATAGGGCCAGGGCGGCCCGATTGTACACCCGAAGGTCCAGCGCTTCATTCCGCGCCCGGATCTTCACGTACTCCGTCCCCAGCAAGATGCCCCTCCGGTACTTGTCCTTCTTGGCCTCTCCCGTGAGCTGGGCGAAGTATTCCTCATCGTAGGCGGGTTTCATGGGGAAGTGACAATAGCCGGGTCCGTGGTCGACCACCTGGAAGCCGGCGAAGAGGAGATCCTTCGCAGTGATCGTTCCGACCAAGTAGAGCTGCACGTGATTAATCAGGCCGCCGCGGCGAATCAGGGGCGAGCCCGCTTCTTTGGCGCCCTTGATCGCATAAATGCGGCGGCCCTGCCGCGGCCGAACAAAGTCATAGACTTTCTGGGTATGGTGGCCGCCACTATCGATCAATGCGCACTGGATGACCATGGCAATACCCGATTCATGGGTCCACGTCCGCTTCAGCCATTGATCGAGTTTCAGCCAGCTCTCTTGTTGCGCCGGCGAGCCCATCCACTGCTGATAATCGATCGACCAGGATTCCTCCCCCACACCCCACCCGACGAGCTCCGCCTCGAGGCGATCGTCCTGGACGTCAACCGCGGCGGTGAGCACGATCGCGCCGGCTGGGACGTCGGCTGCATAGTCGACTCTGTGCGAAGACAACGCCGACGCCTTGATCTCCTGCCGTTTCTCCTTCCACGTGAGCGCGAGCTTCGTGTTCCAAAAGGTTTTGAGCTTCCGCGTGTCTCCCTGCTCGGCTTTTCTTGCGGCACTGATGAACTGCTTGGCGAGTGCCCCCCAACTGACTTTTTTCCAGCCATACGGGGCATAGAGCGACGAGATATGAAAACTCTGGATGGGATTGGTCGGATCCGCATGCACCCAGCTACCGTGCTCGAGCATCCAGGTCTTCTTCGCTTCGGGGATCAGGACCTGACAGTACTGGCAGCGATAGGCCGCATTCTGCGGGAGTTCCTTTTCGGCAAAGAGCAGGCCCTCCTTGTCCGGGCCCGGCCAGACGATTTGCCACCAGATCAGCTCCTGGGTTTTCAGACAGGACGGACAGGGCACGAGATATTTCGCCCGGCTGCCGGCGAGGAAGGC